CGCAAGACTGGACAATAGATCCAAGGTTACTGCCTCGCATTGGAATGAATGGTCGTGGTGCTGTTGGTAATGGGGTAAACTCAGAAATTAATACTATAGCCATTACTGTTAGTCCTACTGGAGTAGCAGGTACAGGTGCAATTGGAACTTCCAATAACGTATTAACGATTACTGAGACAGGTGTGGCTGCGACAGGTGCAATAGGCACAATTAGCTTGGTGGGATCAATTACTGAGACAGGTGTGGCTGGTACAGGTGCGATAGGTGGATTTGGCGAAACTGACGGATCTAACATGCAACTGTCAATTACTGAGTCTGGCGTAGCTGGCACAGGTGCAACAGGAACAGAGTTAGTAAATATCCAAGGTTGGGGTAACTCAACTTGGGGTCAAGGAACATGGGGTGATTAAATGAATTATTCGGCACTAAAGACTAACATTCAAAATTTTTTAGAGGATGATTCCACAGAACTAACAGCCTCTATAGACACAATTATCTCCCAGGCTGAGGATATGATTTACCAACGTCTTCCTAATTTACCTGCATATAGGGGGAGTGCTTCGGCAAATTTAGTTGTTGGAACTTCTCAATATACTGTTTCGGTTGCCAGAATGATAAGGCAAATCTCTATAATAGATTCAAGCAGTAACGTCGTTTACTTAGATCACAGGATTGATTCATATTTAAGAGACTATTGGCCTAACGCATCCACAACAGGAACGCCAAGAATTTACTCTACGGATTCTGCGTCTACATCAGGCACAGTTTTTACCATTGCACCGACACCCGATGCAATTCTCGCTTATAAGATAGATTACATTGCACCAGAGGCAGGTCTATCTTCGAGCAACACAACGTCTTGGATAGGCGATAACGCTGAGGTGGCTTTACTGGCGGCATGTTTGTATGAAACTTCTGCTTTCCTTAAAGCCGCAGATACGTTACAATTATACAAGGCACAATTTGACGAGGCAATTCAATTGCTACAGCAGGAAATGCAAAGAGATTACGCTGCTGAATATAACGGAGGTATATAATGTCTATAGCACAAGCAATGTGTACAAGTTTCAAGGCTGAAATCTTAGATGAAGTCCATGACCTTGTAGCAGATACAATAAAAATTGCTCTTTTCACTAGCTCCGCTAGTTTAGGGGCAGCAACCACAGCATATTCAACTTCTAACGAGGTTGCTAATGGTAACGGTTACGCAACTGGCGGTGTCGAACTTACATCGAGGGCGGTGGCAACGGCTGGCACGACAGCTTACTTTGATGCGGCAGACCCAAGTTGGACTTCGGCAACATTTACAGCAAATGGTGCTATGATTTACAATTCAAGTGCAAGTAACAAGGCCATAGCAATTCTGGCTTTTGGCGGTGACTTCACAGTCGCTGGCGGTACGTTTCAAATTATTTTCCCAGCAGCAGGGGCAAACGCAATAGTAAGGATAGATTGATATGGCTAGTACCTATGTAAATGACCTCAGACTTAATGAACTAGCGACGGGTGACGCCAGTGGCTCATGGGGGACCATAACCAACACAAACCTAGAATTAATAGCGGAGGCGTTTTCTTTTGGCACAGAAGCCATAACAACAAACGCTGACACGCACACAACAACAATAGCAGATGGTGCTACTGACCCTGGTCGGTCAATGTTCTTGAAGTACACTGGAACTTTAGATTCTGCCTGTACAATTACAATTGCACCAAACACTGTTAGTAAACTTTGGTTTATTGAGAACGCCACAAGTGGATCTCAAAGTATTATTATAAAGCAAGGATCTGGTGCAACAATTACGATTGCAACTGGTCAAACTAAGGCAATATATTCAGATGGTGCAGGATCTGGCGCTAAAATGGTAGACGCCTTTGCAACTTTATCTGTTGTGGATTTATTAGTTGATGATGATCTGACTGTTGCTGGAGCTACTGTATTTAACGGTGGGTTTGCCAGTAATGCATCTTCAACGATTACAACTGCTGACAACTTATCTGTATTAACTCTAATAAGTACAGATGCAGATGCAAACTCAGGCCCTACACTTTCTTTATTTAGGAACAGTGCAAATCCTGCTGACAATGATTTTGCAGGATTAATTGCTTTTAATAGTGAAAATAGTGCAGATGAGTCTATCCGTATGGGTATGATTAGATCGCAAGTTTTAGATGTTACTGATGGTACTGAAGATAGCAAATTAGCATTTTATTCAAGACAAGGTGGAGTTGAAGTTGAAACTATTGCATTGGTTTCTGGTTCTATTACAACCCCAACCGCAGGTACATCTAACTTCAGAGCAGGTGTCAACGCAGGTAACTCAATAGCATCTGGCGGTAACTACAACGTGGCTGTGGGTGACGAAGCTGGTACTGCGATTACGACTGGTGATAACAATGTAGCTTTGGGCTATGGTGCATTTAAAACATCAACAACAGGTTATAGCTCAGTTGTAGTTGGAACTAACGCAGGTGACGCAATTACAAGTGGTAATCAAAATACTTTAATTGGTTTTGATTCTGGTACAACATTAACAACAGGGTCTGATAATACAGCAGTAGGAGATAGAAGTTTTAAATTAGCAACTACTGCTGCAACAAGTGTTGCTATTGGTGGTACTGCTTTAGAAAATACAACTACCGCTGCTGATAATGTGGCAGTTGGTTGGGGAAGTTTAAGAGCTAATACTACAGGGTCTAATAATACAGCAGTTGGAAAAAATGCAGGTAATGATGTAACCACAGGCGTTAACAACGTCCTCATTGGTAGTCTTGCAGGTGATGCACTAACTGATGCGGACAATAATGTAGCGATGGGTAAGGAATCATTGGGTGGAGACACTTTAGGAAGTAGGTCTGTAGCAATAGGTGCATTTTCTTTATATAATCAAAACTTTACATCAGCTACTAATACTTACAATACAGCAGTTGGGTATGGAGCAGGTGAATCAGTAACAACAGGCACAGGTAATACCGCAATAGGAGGTTTAGCATTAGACGCTACCACTACTTCCGCTGACAATACTGCTGTGGGCTATCAGGCATTAACGACAAATACTACAGCCGCAAATAATACTGCGGTAGGTGTAAGTTCATTAAAACTAACGACCACTGGTCCTAACAACACAGCAGTTGGTCGGAGTGCTTTATTAGCAAACACCACAGGTACGGAAAATGTTGCTGTAGGAGCTTCTGCTTTAGCAGCAGTAACAACAGGAAGTTACAATCATGCTTTTGGTAAAGGTGCTGGTTTTGCCTTAACAACTGGTGCTACTAACATAGCGATTGGAAATGCGGCACTTAGTACAGCTACTACAGCAGACGGCAATACAGCAATCGGACATAGCGCAATGACAGCCAATACTTCGGGTGCTTCTAATGTAGCGGTGGGTTTAAATGTTCTAGACGCTAACACCACAGGCGCAAACAATGTTGCAGTTGGTGCAAGTGCTTTAGGCGCAAACACCACTGGTGAATTAAATGTAGGATTAGGTGCTAGTTCGTTGCTTGATAATACAACAGGGGCAAGAAATGTTGCTCTTGGTGCATTTGCACTAACAAACAATACAACTGCAAGTTTTAACACAGCAATAGGTGATGGTGCTTTAGCCGCAAACACTACAGGTGCTTCTAACGTAGCGGCTGGGCATGATGCTATGCAAGACAACACCACAGGACTTGAAAATGCAGCAGTTGGTAAAGGTGCTTTAAAAAATAACACCACAGGGCGTAACAACTCAGCCATTGGTATGGAACCTTTACAAGCTAACACCACTGGAGATAATAACACAGCTCTAGGTTCAGGTGCTTTATACAGCAACACTACCGCAGATGATAATACAGCAGTTGGCTTTAATTCTTTAGTATCTAACACTACTGGTGCTAATAATACAGCAGTCGGTAAGAGTGCTTTAGACAAAAACACAACAGGATCGCAAAATACTGCTTTTGGTTGGAACGCTATGAGGTCTCAGACAACTGGTAGTGATAATGTAGGAATTGGTAAAAGAGCATTAGATGTTAGTACTACTGGAGCTAGTAACGTGTCTGTTGGAGTTAACTCAAGTTTAGCATTAACTACAGGTGAGAGCAATGTAATAATAGGATTTCAATCGGGTGTAGGTATAACCACAGGGGCTAACAGTGTTTTTGTAGGCAGGTCTTGTAATTCTGTTACAACCACAGGTTCTAATTGTATTAATTTAGGAAACAGTGCGAGAGCAAGTGGAGCAAGTATAAACAATGAAAATGTTCTTGGTCACAACTCTGTTGGTAAAGGAACAAACACATCGTTTATAAATGCTAATGGTGGTGGCACATTTTCAGGAAACAATAGTGGCAGTTTTTTAACAACATCTGACAGAAGAATTAAAAAGAATATTGTTGATAACAAGGTAGGTTTAGAAGTTATTAAAAATATAAGAGTAAGAAACTTTGATTATAGAACTCTTGAAGAAATAGTTGATTTTGATAATCCTGAAGCAGCGGTTGTTGAAAACACAGAGACTCAACTGGGTGTTATAGCACAAGAAATAGAAACGGTTTTACCTGAAGTTGTAACTACACAATCAACAGGGGTAAAAACTGTAAGTCCTGACAATATTACTTGGCATCTAGTAAACGCAGTACAAGAACTATCAACTAAATTAGACGCAGCACTCGCTCGTATAGCAACCTTGGAAGGGTAAACAAATGGCAGACAGAACAGACGCAGAATTAGCGAAAGAC